TTAAACCAAATCCCTATGACGCAGTAAGGCTCACAGTTCCGTCAAAGAATGAGCCTGATGCCGCTTTAGAGAAGATTAAGGCTGATGACCTAAAGGCAGTTCCACCATCGTTAGAAGTTTTGGCAAAAATGGCAGAGTTGCGGAGGAAAGCATGATTCACTATCACGGCTTACCAATAACCCCTTCTACAGCCGCTGTTAAAGCAATTGAAAATGGTCATGCTTTTGTGTCGTTTGCTCATGCTGATCAACTTACAACAGCCATTGAGGTCTGTCAGTCCTTCGCCATAGACAATGGAGCATTCTCTGCTTGGAGACAAGGTAAACCAATTACTGATTGGCAGCCTTTCTACGATTGGTCACTAGACCTGAAAAAAGTCCCTTCTTGCGACTTTGCAGTTATTCCCGATGTGATTGATGGAAACGAGGCAGACAATGATGCCTTGCTGAAAGACTGCCCATTGCCTAAGTGGTTTGGCGCACCCGTTTGGCATATGCACGAATCCATTGAAAGACTTGAACAACTGGCAAATACCTATGTTCGGGTCTGCATTGGAAGTTCTGGTGAGTTTTCTAGCGTTGGAACATCTAAGTGGTGGGTCAAGATTGGTCAAGCAATGAGGGTCATCTGCGATGACATGGGCAGACCAGCTTGCAAATTGCATGGGTTACGGATGCTAGACCCTGCCGTATTTACCAAGTTGCCTTTTTCTTCTGCTGATAGCACAAGCATTGGCAGGGGTGTGGGTATTGATAACAAGTGGAGAAACGGCAATTACCAGCCCCCAACCAAAGAAGCAAGGGCGCAAGTTATGCGTTCTAGGATCGAGGCATTTAATGCCCCATCACAATGGAATTTTTATCAACCAATGGAGCAAGAAACACTTTTATGAACAAATACACAACTAAGTTTATTGCGTTATGCCCGATAAACAACAAGCAAATAGTTTATCAATTGGAAATCAAACATTCTGAACAAATAATGGTTGAGAAAATCATAGAAGAAGTTGCTAAATACACATCAGCATTCCATGAGCTAATAGCAGATGAATTGTTTGTATTGTTTGGTGGTGAGCAAACTTTGACTGCCAATCATCATGGCGTTGTTATTCAAACAGAAAGAAAATTATGATTATTGCGCTGATTATTTATGCTTCTTCAATGATTTTGGCAAACTTGTTGGTTTCTACTTTTGGGCCATCAATCACGCCAATAAATGCTTTTCTACTGATTGGGCTTGATCTGACTTTGAGGGATTGGCTTCACTTCCGCTTGAAAACTTGGCAAATGGGATGCCTGATTGTCGGAACAGGTGGATTAACTTATCTGCTAAACCCTGCCGCAGGAATGATTGCAGTAGCTTCTGCCGTTGCGTTTTTGGTTGCCGCTTTGGTTGATTGGGCGGTCTTTATGAGAACGACAGGCTCTTGGATCAAACGAGCAAATGTTTCAAATACTGCTGGTGCTGCCGTAGATTCGTTATTGTTCCCAACCATTGCATTTGGTGCTTTGATGCCTGAAATTGTGGCACTTCAGTTTGTTGCCAAGGTTGCTGGTGGTGCAGTTTGGTCTTATGTCTTAGAAAAGAAATTAAAGAATGAAATTTGAATGGCCCATAAATGACTCAATCAGAATTAGAAAACTTCAAGAACTGCGAAGCCCAAGAGTGGTTACGCAGATACAACCAAAAGAAGTCGATGATTGGCTCAAACAAAGCATTGCTCTGGTGGCAGGGAGTGTTAGGGGACTTGCAACGAATCAGAGGCGAGTCCGCTACTTTGGATTTGAGAAGCCGCATGAATAAGATTAGAGAAGGAAATATATGACTTTCATGGTCACTTTCAGAGTAGATGCTGACCCTGTTGGCAAACAAAGGGCTAGGTATGTCAAAAGGGGAAACTTTGTCAGTACGTACACCCCTGAGAAAACCAGAACCTATGAAACCTTAATCAAGAATGCTGCAATCGTGGCAATGGGAAGCTCAGAGCCATTGGAAACTCCTGTAAGCCTGTATCTGTACATTCGAGTGCCAATTCCTAAGTCTTGCACTAAAAAGCGACTAGACGCCATTGGCAATGGATCAGAGAAGCCAACCAAGAAGCCCGATTCAAGCAACATTCTTAAAAGTGTAGAAGATGCAATGAATCAAGTTGTCTACAAAGACGATTGTCAAATCATCAATCATCACATCACAAAGGTTTATTCAAGTCTGCCTGGTGTTGATATTTGCGTTAAGGAGTGCTTGGAATGAGCAACCCATTTGAGATTATTGAGCCAACCTGTATCAGCTTCTCAGGTGGCAGGACCTCGGCATTTATGCTTTACAAGATTCTAGAGGCTCACCAGATGAGCCTACCGCCCGAAGCAATCGTTTGTTTTGCCAACACAGGCAAGGAGTGCGAGGAAACCTTAGAGTTTGTCCATGCCTGTGAAACCAACTGGAATGTAAAGATTAATTGGCTGGAGTTTAAAACCCACGAAACCCCAAAAGAGCGTTTTAAAGTAGTTAATTACGAAACAGCAAGCCGAAATGGTGAGCCTTTTTTAGACTCAATCAAACAAAATGGGAAGTTCAATCTGCCAAACCCTGTTGCCAGGTTCTGCACAATTAATATGAAGATTCGGGTTATTCACCATTATTTGAAGTCTTTGGGTTGGAAGCATAACGAAAACATGGATTGGGTTGGCATCAGAGCTGACGAGCAAAGAAGGGCAGCCAAGATTGAGAGAAGCAGAACCCCACTTGTGGCAGCAGGAATTACAAAGGAACACGTTGGAGAGTTTTGGAAAAATCATGCATTTGACCTTAAGTTGCCAAACAACAATGGTGTGACGATGCATGGAAATTGTGATTTGTGCTTCTTGAAACCAGCGCATCAGATCCAATCCCTGATTCAAGAAAAACCAGACAGAGCTTTGTGGTGGATGAATATTGAAGATATTGCTAGCAAATCAGCAGAAAACTTTGGGGATGGGGCAAAGTTCCGCAAAGACCGCCCAAGTTATGCAGAAATGCACAAATATGCCTTGGCACAAACAGATATGTTCGACAAAGATGAAGAGGGAATTGCTTGTTTTTGTGGAGATTAGGGTAAATCCCTATGGTATTGCACAAACAATTAGGTAATATTTAGTTTTAAACAGGAGTGAATCATGGAATCAACATACGAATTTGACACAACAACTGGTGCAGGTAGTGAGGTAGTCACAGTAGTCTACGGCTACGAATATGACGCTGACTCAAGCTACAACGAAAACATCAAAGAAATCTGGTTTGAGGGCAGAAATGTCATGGGACTTCTTTCTGATGAACAGTTCCAAGAGTTAGAGATGGAAGCCGCCATGCGCTTTCAGAACCACAAACTAAACCACAAACACACGGCAGAGTACTTCCCATGAAAAAAGAGCTTTTAATTGGGTGTGGATCAAATCATACAAAGAAGTTGGCGTCTGATGGGACAAGTGATTGGGATAACCTGACCACTTTGGACTACAACGCAGACCACAATCCTGACGTTTATTGGGACTTGATGAGTTTGCCTTTGCCTTTTAAGGACAATGAGTTTGATGAAATCCATGCTTATCAGGTGCTAGAACACCTTGGGCAACAGGGTGACTACAAACTATTCTTTGCTCAGTTCTCTGAATTCTGGCGACTTCTCAAGCCAAATGGATTCTTTCTTGCGTCTTGTCCTTCCAGAAACTCAGCATGGGCATATGGTGATCCAAGCCATTCAAGAATCATGCAATTGGAACAACTGGTGTTCCTTTCTCAAGATGAGTACAAGAAGCAAGTTGGCATATCTCCAATGTCAGACTTCAGGAATATTTACAAAGCAGACTTTGAAATTGTCTTCCAAGAAGATGATGGAGATGACATCAGGTTTGTGCTGCAAGCCCTAAAGAATTGATTTTGTAGCTATAATTCAAGCCATGAAACAACGTGGCGGCTCAAGAAAAGGTGCTGGTAGGAAGAAGATCAGCGAACAAGGTAGGACTATCCGAGCAAGGGTAGCGCCTATCCATGAGCAAGCATTGACCTTAGCAGGGAATGGTTCCTTGTCCGAGGGCATACGCAGATTGGCAGAGAAGCATTGGAGATTGATTCATGGAGAACCAGACAAGCCCCGACAAAGCAATTCAGTATTTGATCGACACCGCACCCTTGTACGCCCAAGCGAAAGCAGAGCGCCTGTACTTGGAGGAGTTCCGAAAGTCCAAGAAGGCTCACCTGATGAGCCAGGCAGGGACGGAAGTGTTGGGTAAACAAGAAACCTTTGCCTATGCCCATGAAGAGTACATAGAAGTTCTGATGGGAATTAAGGCGGCAGTTGAGAAGGAAGAGAAGTACCGATGGTTGATGACCGCTGCCCAAGCAAGGATAGAGGTCTGGAGAACCAACCAGTACTCAGCCAGAATGGAAATAAGAGCTACCCAATGAACAACAAGCTGAACAACAAGGAAAGATTCCACCTTGCTAGGGTGAAGATGCTTCCCTGTTCAGTATGTGATAAGGCAGGTCCATCAGAAGCCCACCATTATAAACAAGGACTTCAATATACTTGTATAGCATTATGTCAAGATTGCCATACTAATTCATTATTAGGTTGGCATGGTCAAAAGAGAATGTGGCATATTAAAAAGATGGATGAGATTGACGCACTTAATAATACTATTAAAAGATTATTTGAAACTGAGTCAGAAAATAATAATACTTTCTAATTTCAAAAGTTTCAAAAACTTTTAACT